GTCCTGATTTTATATATTTATCAATTGCATCTGTCAAATCATTTGCAATCTTTTCAATTGCGGCATCTTGGTTACCAGTGTTCTTTTTTTGTGCTTCAAATGCATTTTTAATATCTTTAAATAATACTTTTCTTTTTAATCCTGTTCCTGCTGTACTCATAAACGTTCTCCTTTATTCTATTGTTTCATTTTCATTAATGCTGTTTGTATTTTTTGTAAGTCTGGTAATGCTGAACTAGGACCTGTTGGTCCGGATGGAGTTGCATATGGCTTAGCCCCCTGTGCCTGTTCAATACATACAGTAATAAATGCTTCCATTTGAGTAAAAAACTCATCCATATCTGCTTGCCATTTAGGAGTAGCTATTTTAACATCTTTTTTAGATACCAATAACAATTCATCTTTTCGTGCATCAAATACTAATCTATCAGCTCCAATTATTACTTGAGATGTTTTATAGTCATTTAAAGTTTTTACATCTTTACCAACTTTCTTTTGAGAAAACTTTAGTGTATCAAAGTATTGTGTAGATGTGAAATATATAAAAGAAGCATCTTTTTTAGGATCTTCTATCACATAATATTTATCTAAACTTCCTCCTTCTGTCGATTGTTTAACTCCGCATGTTATAGAAACAAATGGGTCGCCAGGCTTATTACCTTTCCAAAAAGGTTTATTTTGATATTTGTCTAACTTTCCCGGATCATGTGTCGATGAAAATCGTAACAAACTTCCAAATCTGTCTGGATAATTTATATCACCCTGAAATGGCTGAATATATACAATATCTTTTTCTGTGAAACTAAGTTGTTCCGGTCGTTTACCCACACCAGTTTTTACAATTGGATCGGTACCTGTTGCTGGACCAAGTACTGTTGCATCTTGTATAAAAGGTAGAAGTGCATTATTAACATTTCCATGAGTATTAAGTATTTGTGTATAATACCATTGATTTTGACTACGTACTTCTGAAGTGCCTGCAGGAATATTAATACAGAATACTTGTTCTCCATATAATGGTATAGGCATTCTATTAGGGTCAGCAGGAAATGCATATACCTCTTCACCTAGGAATCGTACACGAATAGTACCCGGTGGCATATCATTGCCTTGAAGGTCTTTAGTCTTTTTGAACTGGGTCGGTAACCATGTCTCTATTACCTGGCCTACTTCCGATAGTGGTTGCATTTGGTGCCTCTGTTTGTGGTTTTAACTTTTCAATTTCTGCTTCAGCCTCTTCTAATAAACGTGCTCTTTCATCATCTGTCAGACCATATTCATTACCATCATCATCTTTACCGGATGCAGATACAAGTCGTTGACATACAGCTGCCAATTTAACTAACGCATCATCATTCTTAACAGAAACTTCTAAATAGTCTTTAATCATAGGAACTATAACAGTTGCATCGCCAGTATTCTTAATCATAGGCTCTAAGCTTTTAATTAATGTGTCAATTTGTCTAGCTTTCTTTTTTGAGTTGTGATAGATATCCTTCATCAAATCAGAAAAATTAGTTCCTTTAAATAGTTCGAATTCTGTACTCATATAATAGTTCCTTTATTATAAATATAAAGAACTACTAATTTAGATTAGGATATCTTGTTTGCATTAACAATAAATCCAGATTTAGAATATACTCCATACATCTTAGCATAATCTCTTTTCATAACATTAATAACTTTGGTAATATTTTGAGTCTTGAGACCTGTTCTTTCTCTTATCAATATATATAATGCCTTTTTATTAAAGTTTTCTATATTATCACGCATTCTAAATAATTCTAGAATTGTATCTGCTACAATAATATCTCGTTTATTTGAAAAAATATAATTAAGATTTTCATCATACCACTCACACCACTGATTGGTAAAATCTCTTAAAGATTCTTGATGTTCATTAAGTGTTATTTCACCTTGAATGTTTCTATTTTCATCAACTGCCGTTAAGTCCGATCGTTGTTTTAGCTTAGCATAATTAGCATTATTTTGAATAATAAGATAATTTTTAGCTACAATAGAAAAATAAGAAAATGCCTTTCCTTTACCTTCTTTAAATTTACCTATTTTTTCTGTTAGAAACGCAACTACCTCAGCTTTAATATCTTCGTAAGGAACATCAAAATAACTAAATCTAAATGTATAATATATATTCTCTACTAACTTGTTGAATGGATAGTTAATATATTCACGAAATACTTTATTTCTTTTTGCGAACGAAGGTTCAAAGTTATATGCAATAATTGCCTTATCTGTTATATAAGTAAAATATTGTTTTTTACTAGGCTTACGACCTCTCCTTTTCTTAGGACCATTTTCTTCAAGGTCCTTCATCTCTGCTTCATGCCAGATATAAAATTTATCTACTGCCGATAATTCTTCTTTTTCTTCCATTAAAATCCTTTATTCAATTCGTCGTATATATCACGTAATTCTTTAAAAGCAAATCCGGTTTCATCATCTGCTTCAAATGATCCTACTCTATCAATTTGTTTCAATCGAGAGTTTGATTGTCCTACTCGAGTCTTTAAACTCTGGAAAAAAGTATAATACTCGGTATTGGATTTTTCTAACTCCTCAATATATTCAGATTGAGATTCTTGTTTACGTAATTGGTTGATATTAACACCTACTGATATTGCTAATAAAACTGATAATATTATAATTGTTGTCATATTATTTTTCTCCAAATAAATCTTTAAACATTTCTTTTGCATTTACATTATCTGTTGTATTTGATAATGATCTTTTTGCAAATTGTTTTTTAACTGGCGCAGATTGTGCTGGCCTATCTTTGTACCACATCTCAAACTCAATTCTAGCTGCCATTAAATCTGCTTGATGCATAATATATCCTAAATTAGTTTTTAGTTTTGAATCTGCTGTTCTTGACATAAAATATGGTTTATTAGATTCGTCAAACAATCCATCTGTTAGTTTAATACCTAACATTTCGTTCCAAGTGATGTTAATGTTATAATGTTGCAATAACCATATTGATAGGTCATTTACAAGGCTAAAAGGGTTGTTAGGATTGACCTTATACATCTTTCCTTGATTCTTTCTATGCCACTCAGAATCATTAGGAATATATACTTCATTACCTTCTCCTGGAAATCCCATTTTACCTATATCATGATTTAGTGCTACAAACATTAATTCTTCTTCAGTATAGCCAGACATATCTGCTCCCATATGTTTCCATAACACATATACTTGTTGTGCACAATCAATTACTCGCAATACATGATCAACATATCCCCCTTCAAATGCATTATGATAATGATCGAAACTAGATGCTGGTTGCATTGACATCCTATCTTCTAAATCTGTATACATTGCTAAAAGTTTTTCTTTTCTTTCGCCTTTAAAGTTATCATTAATAACCTTAATAAGGTCTTCCCAGTTTTGTACTATTTGTTCTGCTTTTAATTTCATAATTTATATAATTTGATCTATTACTCCAATTTCTAATAATTCTTCTGCTGTAAGAAACATATCATTTCTCATTTTTTCTCTCCACCAATCTGCATCTTTGTTTGTCTTTTCTGCTAACATGCTATATATAAGAACTTCTAAACTTTTAATATTATCTAAGTAAGCTGTTATATCGCTCATCTTTCCTCCCATGAAACTTGATGATTGATGAAACATTACGGTTGATCGTTTACTCATCATTCTATTACCGGTACCACATGCTAATATAACTGCTGCTGCACTCATGGCTCTACCTCTACATATAGTATTTACTTTAACATCTAAAGATTCTATATAATCAATAATACCAAACATTTCATATACATCACCGCCTGGACTATTAATCATTAAATTAACTGGAACTGTTTTATCTTTTCTGTGTTGTAAAAGACTTCTCATACGAATAATAAAATCTGTTAATGTTGTATCATTAATTTCATCGTTAATAAAGATGACAGAATCTTCATAATCTAATAATGTTCCTAATTGATTATGCAATGCCTCATATAACTTCCCTTGCGGCTCTTCTATAACCAACGGCTCTTTAGGCTCTTCTTCTTCGTATATACTCATATCTTTTTTTTATTTATATTAATATAATAAAAAAATATCGTACGTCCAAAGATTATCGAATCTTTTTCAACTGCCTATTCAATCTTTTCAATTGTGTATTTCCTGATTGTATATCTTTTTTAAATTTTGCCTTGTTAAGGTTACCTTTAACTAGTGCCATTTGCTGATATATTGCAGTTTTAAGATCTAACTTTTCTTGTTTTGATAATTTCTTTTTAGGGGTGGTATCAATTTTAGTCGGGCTCAATGTACCTTTAAGATTAGCTTGCTCTTTACCTTTATGAAATACATTACCTTGTGGATCAACAAACTCCTTCATAAACTGCCAACCTCGAGGCCTACCTTTTGATACATATCCACCTTTCATTTCTGGAGGACCTACCGTTTTATTAACACAACTAGAACATAACACAGCTGTTGTATTAAAGTTTACTTCTGACCAATTACTACATCTAGGCTTGTCGCCTAAAAATTGCCATCCCCAATAATTTTGATCTGGAATACTATTCCTACATATCATGTATGTTTTATTATTTTTCTTCTTTGTCTTAAATGAATGTGTAACTTTTTTCTTTGCCATTTTTTTAAATTTTAAATTTACCAATAACTTTTTTTGCCTCTATCTTGATTAGGAGTCTCTTTGTATATATCTTCTTTTGGTGTTGCTAATATTTTTTCATTCTTACTAATCATTTCTTCTTGGTCTAACATTAATTGATCCTCGGTTTCTTTTACCTTTTCCGGAATGTCGTTAAATTCTTTTTGTAAAGGAATTTTATTTATAGGCTTTATATCATCTTCCTTGAGTACATTAAATGCCATATTCGCTGCGATCACTAATGCAATAGCCAAAGGATCAAATACAAATATAATTAGTAATAAGAACCAATTAACAACTGTGTTCATATCTTTGCCCGTAGTCTCTGCTAAATATTTGAGTGGACCTAATTCTCTCTGATCCTCATTATCTATTTGTTTATCTAAAATACCTATATCTGTTTTAGATATAGAATCTTCAATTGCTTGTAGCTTATCATTTATAATATTTCTATCGTCCAATGTTCTAGCTAATTCGTTCTGCAATGCCCTTCTACTAGATGAAGATGTTGTTGTTATCAATTGGCCACTTTCTTTATCAACGTATTGTACTTGTGCAGGATTTGAAAGAGATACTCTTAAATTTGAAATAGACTTAGTTAATCCTTCTTTCTCATATTTAAGATCTTGTTTATTCTCTTGAAACCTATTTTGTTTTTGTTGTAATATTGCCAATGATTTATCAAGCAATTCTGATTGAGTTGCAGTTGATTGATAAGCTCCAGATAAAAATCCATATATCCCTCCCGATGTTATTAACATAAGTATTAGTGTAGCAATAGATAAATATAATCGTAATACTTTATTTATTGTATCCCAGTATTGGTATAGTAAAGATGCAACTACTAATTTAGCAAACTCTAATGAGCCAGCCATTATTATTACTTGTAAACTTGCTCCAGCGAATAGTTTACTCAATCCGTATACAGAGTAGAATGCAGCACTACCAGATACTGACAACGCCGCTAATCCTATAACTATTGGAAAAAGCAGTTTCTTCATTTAACTACCCGATACTCGATCTGTAATTGTTGCTAGCTTATGACGAATATTCATAAATCTGTTTCTCGCATCCATTGGATCTATTTTCATACCTCTTTCGATTGATTGGTTCATGATCATGATCATGTTATCCACTTCATCTAAGAGTCTTAATACATTGTCTTTATCTTTCATAGTAAAACTTCTTTTTTAATATTATTATTTTTATACGCATAAATATTGCGATATTCTAAAAGTGCCAACTCTTTTGCTTTGGCTTCTATTACAATATCCACATCTAGCCCGTACGTCTCAATCTCATCACGGATATAATCTGAATGAGCTTGTGCTCTAATCGTAGGGTCTTGAAATTCTCTTGCTCTACTTTCTGAATAATGAGTACATTGTCTAATACCTTTAGGCCATGTAGTCGCAGCCAATTTTAATGCTTGTTCTTCTGATAATTCATCTGGGTGAAATGTATGGTGATGGTAGTCGAACGTTATTGGAATGCCTATCTCTTTATGGAAATAATGATATAACATTTTAACAGACCACATACTCGCCTTATCATCATTTTCTAATACAACTCGCTTTTTACAATTATCAGATAAACGATGCCAACCAGCAATCCACCTTTTTGATGTACCTACAAAGTCACCGCCATATGACCCACCAACATGAATATTAATTTTATTTTCAAAGGAAGGCTCGAATCCCATTAAGTCAAATGTCTCAGAATGTCTTTCTAAACTTACAATCGTACGTTCAACTACATCTAATTTAGGAGAGCCTAATACATTAAATGGACCGGGATGAGTTGTAACTCGTATATTATGCTCACGTGCATAATTACCACATTCCATTAATTTTTTAGCAATTTCATTAAACTGAGGTAATTGGTGTAACTCATATTGATCATGCCATGGAAATAATTCCGAGCCTAATCTAAATACTTTTATATTATGTTCATTATTCCACTCTAGGTAATGTAATAAGTCGTTTGCATTTAATAACGTCCTTTCACCTAATAAATGTAAGTCCCAATCTTTTGGATCTTCAGATCCTTTTTTCCAAGTTACTTTTCTAGCTGTTCTAGATGTTGTAACTCTACCGCCGGCTTTCTTCGGTCGGTTAGTTAATGTCATGTTAACACATGCATAACCTAATCTCATTTTTTTGTTCATATATTAATATAATAAATTTATTTCGTAATTCCTAGACATTTCTCCCATTTTCAAAAACATGTTTAACGGTCGGGAACCGTAAACTTAATTCTCCTTTTTGATTCTTCGTCTCTTCAAAGTATTGTACGGTAATCTCTTTTCCAACAATTAGATCTGGATTAGCATTATATTTAATTCTTTGCTCTTGATTCCATCCTGACCCAACCGCTACTTCATATCCTTTATGACTAATATATGCTTGAGCCATCATTGGAATAACAACTTCTTTACCTTCTCTAATAACTCTATGGTCTTCAAAATCGATACTTTCTACTACATATTCTGCATCAAAGAATTTTTTAACCTTTAATAAGTTTTGAGACCTCTTACCTTCATACCCAACATTTTTTCTTAACATAACTCCTTCATGGCCATCTTTCTCTGCATCTGCTTTTAATTTTGCAAAATGATCATCTCCGGAAACTACATGATGATCTAAAACACTCAAACATAAATTATTTTCTAAATGCAAAATATGTTTTCCAAATCTAGCAATTCTCATTGTCAATGTTGATTCGCTTTCTTTTGCATTAAATTCATTCAAAGTTAAATAATCAAACATTACATATTTAGGATTAGTAATTGTATGATTCTTTCTTTTGATTTGTTTCATTATACCTTGAAAATCTTCATTACCATTTTCATCCATTAAACAAATCTCTCCATCAAACACAACTCCCATGACACCTAATTTTTTGATAGCATCTTTAACAACCTGTAACGTTTCAAATTCATTACCTACTCTAGAATATGATTTTACATTACCTTGATAATCAACAATTGTTAAACATCTTACACCATCTAATTTTCTAGATGCTAACCATATATCATTCCAATCAACTCTTTTAGGGTCAAATTTATTTGCTAATGCTACATCAAAGGTTGGAACTAAATTTGGAATAACTTTATTAATAACCGATTCAGACGCTCTAATTTCTAAGTTCCTATCTATAATAGAGAAAATTAAATCTTCATATTCATTATATTCGTTTACAAATGCATTAACCATCGCAATGGCATCATGGCCGGTAAACACTCTATTATTAAGATCATCAAATAAATCAAATATATCATCATAATTTGAATTCATATCACATAAATCTGCATTCTTTTTACAATTCTTACTGGTCAAATAATACTTTTTATATGGGTCTAAGGCATAATTTAAAGCCTTTTTAATGAACTTATCTTCTTTAATGGTATCAATAATAACCTTTTTCTCATTAAGAGAACTGGTATTCTTCATATTATTAACAAAATCTTGGAGTTTTTCTAGGTTTTTCTTCATATCTTATGGTTTTTATTTAATATCTTATATATAAAGATAAGGATAATATCCCTAATAACCTAATCTTTTTGAAGCTTTTTTACATAAATGTTAACTTAATCTTTTCTTAATCATTACATAATATGGTTTAGTTAATGATATGTTATTTATATATGAATATGAAACGTAAAATAGACATATCTAGCATATTATACATTGCTATAATGATCATGGTATTTGCATTAGCAATCTAAGATTTTTGCTGTACATTGCCTTTTTGATTGTCCCATGAGATGATTTCAGCATCCTTAAGGGTTTCACAACAATAAAACTTTCCATCTTTACGTAATAATGTATCGGACATAGTCCATTCTTTAAGAGTTTGTTGGTCAAAATCTTGTTTAAGACTTGACTCTTTTATAATACGTTTAATTAAGTATTTGTTTCCGTTATAATCTATAAACTTATAATTGATCATTGGTATATTTAGTTGTGACAGATGGGCTCTACTTTACCTATAATATCATATACTCTAAGATATTTGTATATATCAAATTCTGTCTTCTTTTCCTTTACTTTCCGTAACAACATTCCATCGTTCCATAATTTTTCAACAAATCGTTTTATTGCTCGTAAACTATTAGAATTGATATGTAGTTTATCAGGAAACTCTGTTACAGATAATCTATATGGTCCTACTTCATAATCTGTAACTTGGATGGCTGGTGGTGATGTTACCCATTTTTCGGTCAGCTTTGAAACTTGTTTTATAACAGCTGCTTCAGTGCCTATCTGTGTCGCATCAAATAAAAACTCACC